CTACAATAGACACGTTCACCATTTTTCTACAGTAATATCAATGGTTTATCACTGTGGAGGATGGTGGCGTGTATGCTTGTGTGCATAACCACAACATGTAGTGCCACTGTTGGCCACTGTGAGAGAGGGTGGACCCCACAGTGATCTTTTAAAGGTGTATGCTTTCCTCATGCACGGAGGCATCTGGCATATTCAAACACAGCATCACACTAATTCACAATGTAGCCATCTGCGTCTACGCACAGCACAAAGTTCTCAGTATTCTCTAATACTTCACTTCTTTGCTTGTGTGTTGTATGTTGTGTGTGTGCTGTGCTATCCAGTTCTAACTGTGTGTATGGTAAGTTCTTGCACAGCACTCATGTCATGCCCTTGTCATCATCCCAACGTTCTGGTCCTTGTGGCAAGTAACGTGATGCATGTGCCATTATAAAACGTTCTGCATCAAATCTGTCTTGGAAATGGAACTGCATGATGCCCTGTTTGTAGTGTGTGTTCCAATGTTGAAAGCAACAGGTTGTGCACCATTTGAGTAAACGAGCACATTCACCATCCTGTAAATGTTCAAACTCAACTATGTGTAGTGTCTTGTTTCGCACAGTATTGTTTCCATTTGGCTTTGTGTTCTGCGATCTGTCGTTCATTGAGATCAGTTTGTTGTTGCATGAACAGTCTGTTCTTCTTGCGACTCCAATTGTTGCCACGTTCTTTGTATTGTTTCTTGCGCCATTGATACATCACTTGGGCTATGCGGCGATCCATTTGATTTGACACTTCAAGTCGGCTGTGCCAATGTTCAACTTCACGCCGTAGCCATTTGAGTTCTGGCATTGACTGTGGTATCAGCCGTGGTCGCACTGTGTTATTCTCTGTTGCCCATGCGTTCCAACTGTTGATACAGTTGATACATCTCAGCACGTTTGGCTTCACCCAGTGGATCACCCTGTGGCAGGTTGTATTCTGCACTCTTGCGGATGTCATTGATCTTCTCACGTATGCTCAACATTGATGCTTGTGATGTTGGTGCATCAGCAATTGGATTTGGTCCGTTGCGATATGCCATTGCATCATACAATATCTGTAAGCCTTCTGCTGTGTTGGCCAATGGTGCATTCATTGTGTCTTGTTTCAATGTTTTGGAAAAGTTACGCAATGAACCCATCTTCTGTTCGTATTCTCTGCCCCATACATTCTTCAATTGGTTCTGTTCAACATCAGCATCAACAGTGACTTGTGATTGTGTGTATTGTTCTGCGAATGCTTTGATTGAATCTGAATACAAACTCAACATGCCTTTGGCTTGTTCTTGCGTTAGATTGTATTGTTTGAACATGTCATTGGCTTCTTTGGTTTGTTGTTCATTCATCTCAATGCCCATGTCAGGTGCAAATGAAAAGTCATATGTGTCTGGGGCCTTGGGTTGATCTGATATCTTGGTTTCAAGTTCTTTGTAAGATTTTGCAAAGTCTTCTGCTGTCTTGAACTTCTCAGGCAACCACTCTGGACGAACACTGTCCGTAGATCGATCTGTTTCAACTGGTGTTTCAGTTTGAGTGTCTGCTGATTGGTTCAACAAGTTTTGATCCTGCTGTTCCGCAGGCTGTTGTGTAGTTTCTTCTGTCATGTTTATCTCCGTTCAATTATGTTTGATATCTCTGTGCGTTCTACATCACACATGTTTTCTATGCGTTTCAACAAAGCCAATTGTGCCACCCTATACACACATGAGTATGGATTGGGTGCGTCTTGTTCAATCCTGCTTTGGTTAGCAATACGCCAAAGGTCGTGGTAGATTTTCTTGCCTGCTGGGGTATTGAATACTTCTTTGTAGGTTTGTTTTAGTTCATCTTTTTTCATTTCATTTCCTTTGTGTAGCAATACTGGTGCAGTCTAAATCCTTTTGACTCACACCAACGTTGGTATGCCTTTCGTGCATCCCACGTGAAAATATTTATGCTGTTGCAGTCTTGTGTGAGTGCCCAATGTTCGCAACGTGCCAGAAGTAGATCTACGTAGTGTGGATCGCATTTGGGTTTCTTCAATAATCCCACGATCACACAATCACGTTGATTGATCCACATATTGTATTGCCACTCCGCAACCAACAAACATTGCAATATTCCTTCTGCACGTATGCCTGTTGAGAAACCATTGGGCTGTTGGTCCAACCGTGTCATCCAAGTCAACCATTTTGCGTCGTATTGATTGGGATACGTTTTGTTGACTTGTTGTTCAATCAATCTGTAAAGTTCGTGCCAACCCTGTTCTGTGTCGTAGTCAGCACCACTTACGTATTCAAAATTATTCTTGTGGTGGTTCTTGTGCTTGATCTTGTCCATTGAGTAATTGCTGTGCTCCTTGCATTAGTTGTTGCTGTGCCATTTGTTCTTGCATTTGTTGTTGCATTTGTTCAATTTCTCTCTGCGATCTAATTACATCAGGTGACATGTCACCATCTGTCAATATTTTTCTTGCCAATTGTTGTGTGTTGACCAATTGCATTGCATCTGGTCCAAGTTGTGAAACCATTTGAAGTAGTTGCATGTCTCTGTTGATCTCTGTCATTGCAATACCTTTCTTAACAGATGAATTGACCACAAACTCAAATGCTGTGTCATCTGTAACAAATGGTGGAACAAGTCCTCTGATTTGCAGTTTGGTTACCAATGTTTTGATCAATGGTTTTAGGAATTCTGATTCCAAACGCAAACCAAATGGTGCTGTTCTTCTAAAAAATTCTGATTGTCTTGCTTGTATTTCAGTTGCAGTCATGTAAGTGTTTTGTCCACCTGTTGGTAAGATAGCATCATTGAACAACATTCTTCTGATTGTGTTTTGATGATCATCTATGGTTGCTTGTGAAATACTGAAGTTGCCTGGAAACGGAACTGGTTGCAATGGTTGATCCACAACAATTACTTCACCTGGTTGTAGTTTCATGTTGGAAAAGTTTACTGTGGTATCACTTGATACTTGGAATGCACCTTGTGAGGCCCATGCCGCAGATTGCAACATCATCTTTTGTGTTTCGTTTGCAATTCTAATGTGTGGTAATGCATTACGCACTGGTGAATCACCCCATGTTTCGCCTAATGTTTTACCAAATCTAAATATGATGAATGGATTGACTGGTGTAAATGATTGTTGCACCAATGTCATTTCTTTGCCCACATACACATTGTATGACAGGTCTTGCATGCCTGTTTGTCTAAACACTGCTTCTAAAACTTTTATTTTTTTGTCAGGATTTTCAACTGCTGTTTTTTCTAATTCAGGTATTTGATCACCATACTTTTCATAGATGTGTTGTGCTGTTTGTTCATGTTCTCTGAACACTGTCTCTACTTCATCTTTGTAACTTGATAAGAAATACAATTGGCTTGTTGGTATTGCCATAAAGTCCATACCTTTGCCATCCATTGGATCCATCAAACAAATTGCACCTGTGCCTGAAATGATACAATCTAATAAACTTTGTGATGCAACCACATAAAAGTTTGAGTCTCTCAATGTTTTGAAAACTGTTTTGTTGGCCATGTCCAACATACGTCTTACATCTGGTGCCACTTGTGATTTTATTTCACCACGTGCATCAATGTATGCCCACTGTTGATTTTGAGGAATGAGTAATGATAATATTGTTGAAACTAAATTTTGAACTGAGTCAGTTGCAGTTGAATCATACAACTTGGTTCTGTCAGTTCTGCCTTCATAACTACGCCAAATGTCTCTGTTTGGGTATGTGAATGTGTAGGCTTCACTTATTTCATCTTCGTGTTTTTCTCTTTCTGCTTTGGCTTTTTTCAGAAGAGACCTTACATACTCTGTGCTAACTGTTGTCATTATGTTAATAAATTCCTGTTTGTTCCAGTAAAGTCTTCTTGCACACCTAAATATCCGTATGGTGATGCAATAAGTTTTCTTTTACCAGTTCTTTTAAGTTGTCTTTGTCTTTCATCACTTGCGGCAAATCTTGCTTGTGCTTCACGTTCTGCATTTTGAGCCTGTTCTTCTGCTCTACGTTCTGCTTCTTCCTGTGCTCTACGATTTGCTTCTGCTATTTCTGATGCTGACGGACCTCTTTTTGGTTTCATGAATCCCATTATAAACTTCCTCCTGTTCCTAATAAATTACTTGTATTTACTAAACTTTGATCCTGTGCTCGTCTTCTTCTACGTTTTGGTTGTTCAACTGTAGTCACTGCATCAACATCTGTAATCATTTCTTCTGGTGCTGTTGGCTTTTCTTTGTCCATACCTTGTTCTGGTATTTTTACTATTGGAGGTGGAACTGGCAGTGGTTCACCTTTTACTGGTGGTCTTTTGCCTCTGTTTGGTCTTGGCAAGACCGGTCTTGGTGGAGTTTTTCCAACTTGATTAATTGGTGGTTCTTTAATTCCAACTGATTTTTCTGCAATCTCTCCTGCTTTGTAAACTGGTTGTCTGAATTTATTCATATCCATTCTTCTAACACTTCCCATTATAAATTACCTCCTACGCCAAATGCTTCACCAACTATTCTTGTCAACAAATTGCCTTTACGTTTTCTCTTTGAAAGATCAACTGTGACTGGTCTATTTTGTTTCACAGTTTCTTGTTGTGACGCAATGTAGTTTGCCTCATCTTGTGTTAAAAGATTGCCTTGACCATATGTCATTACTCTGTTGCCACCTTTGGTTGTTGCATTTTTGAAATTGCTTCTAACACCTGCTCTTATCAATCCCCCACCCGGTAATAACATCAATGGTAGTGTGATAATGTTTGCAACTTTTCTTTGTGATTCAACTTGTCTTGCACTCAATGGTATTCTTTTCATTGCCGCATTTTTTTCTGCACGGCCTTTTGAAGTTAACACACGATTGCCTTTTGAATCAGTGATTGGTCTGCCTTTTGAATCAGTTACAAAGTTGCCTGGCTTCAAACTTACTGTGGCTGTGATTGCTCTACTGTCTTCACTGCCTTTGAATCTGTTTGGATTGTTGACTTGCTTCTTTGTAATCTCAGAAATTTTATTTTCTGTTGCCACATAACTTCTTGCCTTTGCATCACCTCTGATGATTGCATCTGTGTAGATTGGCTTGTCTTGAAGTTGCTTACGTGGTTGTTTTGGTGAGTTGTTGTTTGAACCACCTCCACCTGATGAACCTGATTTGCTTCCCATTGATTTACTCCTATGCAACGAACACAAACATGAGGGCGCCTTTCGTGCGTGTGTGCGTGTGCGATATGTTTATTTATATAATATATACAAGATGGCAGTGTTTATTGGTCCATAATGTTGGGTTTTATCTTGTAAGATTGCTTTGTTGTCCTGCAAATTGTATTGGGGATTTGATCAAAGGTATTCTACTTACATCCACAGCAGGTTCAGGCAGTTTGGCCAATGCCATTGACACTGAATCTATGCAGTCATCATGTTTGTTGTATGGAAATTCTTCTAACTGTGCCATAAAACTACTGTTCTCTTTTACCCTTTCATGCACTTTCATTTTGCCAACTTTGATGATTGGTTCCAATTGTTGTGCCATAAAATTTAATTTGTTTCTGTTTGAAAATTCACTCATTATTACAATTTTCTTTTTCATCTCTTGTGCTTTTCTATTCAATTCTGTTTTCAATGTCATAGAAAAGTTTTCTTCCAAAAACACATGCCCAATTTTGTATCTATCACATGCTTCAATAACTTCTTTGCACTGTTGATCAAAGTCTCTGTTTTCTGCCGCACTCAATTCAATAACATCATGCACATACACAAAGCCTTTGTTGTCTTTGGCACAAATACTCAACACTGAATCATCTCTGCCACGTAGTCCTGTTGCAGGATCCCAAGCCGCACACATTCTTTGTATTTGGTTTTCACCAATCCTAACAATAGGCAGATAACCACCCATTGGTTGTGGCAAGTGTTGATATGAAAACTCTTCTTTGTAAATGTCAATTTTATCAATATCCAACAATGCATCATACGTTTTGCTTGGCACAAGCAAGAACTGTGAAGAAAAGTCACCAGTGGTTGACTCATTGCGTTGTCTTTCTAACCAATCCCATGTGAACATACCGTCTGGATGATTGTCCCATGCAAGTTCACTTTTCTTGTTGTAGACAGGTATTTTCAATTCACAGTCATAGCCAACACTTTTCACATGTCTATAGATCGTGTCCTCGTGATGAGGTGTGCCAACCAATAATATTCTTTTGGATATTTTACCAAACTCCATTGCACGATCTTTGATCAAGTTCCTTGCATCTTCCGTCAACACATTGGTTGCAACTTCTATGTCATCACCAATAATTTCATCCGCATGCATACCAGTGAATGATGATGCCATTGATGTGCAAGTAACACTTGGGTTCAATTGAATTGAATCTCTTTCAACTGTGAACTGTGATGCTTGCCATTGATACAATTCACTTTTCAAATGTTGTGTCAGTGGATTGGTTTCAATGATTGAACGTATCATCATACTGTTTCTCATTGCTAATGCCTTTTTTGCAGAAACAATGATGCAAGTATAGTTGGGATCAGTAAGTAGTTTCCATGCTACATAACAACAAAGTATGTAAGACTTGCCTGCGTGTCTAAACACCTGCATAATCTTACGTGGTTGTTTTTGATTTTGGTCTAACCAATCACAAATATCTACATGCAACTTGGGTGTTGTCATGCCAGATAATATGTTCTGTGTGTCTAAAAATACTTTGAAAGGAACTTGCATTAATCATTCTTCTTTTCATTCAAACCTATTCTTTGCAGTGCTTGTTCCAATAGTTTTTCTGCTTGTTTATCGTCTTTGATTGCTTCTTTACCACCTGAAACTGCACCTGTGATATGTTGACACATGGTTTTCAGCAACATTAGGTGCGATTTTCTTGCATTAATTAGAAATGTTGCTTTCTTCACATAGTGTGCGTCATCTTCTTTGGGCCAACTTGCATCTGAAAATAGATCATGTGCGTGTTGTAATTCCCTATCAAAATATTGATTGCTGAAGTCTTTTAATACTTGTTCAAAGTTATCGTCTTGTGTTTTCTTGCGTCCTGCCATTTTGTTGTCCTTCTGTTCTGTTAAGTTGCAAGAATATTTAGCCATAAAAAAAGGGCGCCTGTTTCCAAACGCCCTGACTAACACATACTATTGTAAAGTGTCATAAAATGACCGATATATAGGAGAACAACAGTTATGTCATACACTGCTATTCAATATTATTTATCTATTTGTCCTGTTTTGAGGCTATTTTTCGTCTTTTTCTTTGTCTTCGTAGATAGAAAAATCAACATTTTTGGGTGGATGACCAAATATTTTTATGTATTCATCTCTCAGTTTGAGCATGTTTTCGTTTATTTCTTTTTGTCCCCATTCACCACTTTCAATCTTTTTTTTGATATTTTCCCCTGCCAGTTTTGCAATAGCATCTGCTTCTTTGGTTCCATATTTTGTTTTTGGATCGTTAGGCATTATGTTTCACTATCATATTCAATGTCTTCTGAAACAGGATTGTCTGCTTCCCATCCAACATGTCCTTCGTGTATGGT